GACTTGACTGGGATTCTTACTGTTCCATCCGTATAGTCGTCTCGTCTACGTCTACCTAATTGTGCTCCCGCAAACTTCTGTATTTCTTGTTTATACTTTTGCTCATATAATGTCAACATATCCGTTGGACCCTTTAAATACCCATAAGCTTCAGCTAAACAGGCATATAAAAGACCTTGAGGAAAGTTTAAACTTATATAATTAGTCTCATTACCAGACTCTAAAGTTGCAGGCATTTTATTATAATATACTCTAAATTTATAAGCTTGATCTGGTGTGGGAGCAAAATACATGGCTCCAGATGTAGTATCACTTAAACCAGTAGCACCACCAAACATAGCATAGTATTTAGGTAATCCTGTTACTGTTTTACCATCTACTCCACCTTGTGGTCCTGTGCTTCTGCTTACATATTCAGATATATAAGTTTGATCTTTCTTTTCTAACCATTGACCAGGGCCTGTTGTAGCACTTGTAGAATTAAATACTTCTATACCTCTAACAAATAACGCTCCTGCCGGTGCATTAATAGAATTGTTTCCTGCAGACATAGTACCTTCTTGTACAAATCTATCTGAGTCCATAGGCACATCTAAAAATATTCTTTGTTGTGCATTTAAAATAATATTTTCTAAAACATCTGTAGTTAAAACATTAGAGTCTACTTCTGTGTAGCCCCTTATTTGTGTAACTAAAGTTGAATAACTGATTCCTGACATAATTAAGCTCTATCATTTAAGGGTCCGATTGTACACTGAAAACCGCCCCCTGTTTCTGTGCTTGTAGCAGCATTGACTAATGTAACATTTATACCATCAAATTGTGTAGTTGTAGATGGTTGACCTGTACTTGGAACTGATGTTTCATTTAAAGAAACAACTTTATAACTACCAAAAACTTTTGCTAAATTAGAATGAGATCCGGCAACTGTTGATTTGGGAGAAGCCCCTCTGTAAGGTGCACTTGCTCCTCTAGTACAACCTGTTAATTGATGTGTGGATCTTCCTGTGTATTGTATAACTTCATTTTGATATGTTCCAACAAGAAGTGGGTCTGTTGTATCTGAAGAAGTTAAAACTTTTTCTATTATAATAAAACCTGAAGTAGGGAACTGGGATCCATCAGTTAAATTAATTGTAGTAACAGTATCTGTTATTGCTCCATTTAATGTTGTAGACATTTGTAATGTTGATATTGCAACACCACCTACCGGAGATTTAACGTCTCTAAATCTTGCAAAATCATTTACCTGTAAATCACCATTTGGAAAATTAATTTTTAATGTAGTATTAGATGCAGTTACAAAAGGATTTTCTGGTAAAAAATCTTCTGTTGGAAATTCTGTTCTTGCAGGTCTTGCTTTTTCTAAACCTTGAGGATCTGCACTAACGGGTGTGGGATCAAGTTGTGGTTGTTTAGGTTCAAATTCTGAAAAATGAACAAATGCACCATTCCATTCTGTAACCATTTCATCGTATGGAAATGCCATACCGGATCTGTCTGAGATAGCTAACGCGTATTTTCCTGATGAGAATGAAGCCATTATACTCCTGGGTAATATGTTTTAGGTGATATAAATGTACTAGATGAAGAACCGTCTTCTGCTAGTGCTCTTTTTAATTCATCTTCGTAGTAAAGTTTTAATTCTTGAGTTCTTTGCGGTGCATATTTTTGAGATAAATAAAATGCTAAACCTGCAGTCATACAAGGTGCAAATCTATAAGGTACATCAGCTGCATTTGTGTATGCATCTCCAACATCTTGTATTCTTTTTTGATAATAAAAATTAATATGGTGACCAGCTACTGAAGCTCCTGGTGTTAAAAATAAAGTCATCGTAACTCTATCAATAAATCTTTCTACAAAATATTGAGTTGGTGTTCCTGTATCTGTTTTATTAGCAAGAGCTTGATACTGTGATCTACTTCTTTTTGTTAAGGGTGCATCAACATTAGAAGCATTTCTATAACTAGCTTCTAAAATATCATCCATACCACTTACAAATTGATTTACCGCATCTCCACTTGTGTGAGTAGCAGCCGTTGTTCCGTTTGCTCCTCTAACAACTCCTGTTAATTCTGTAGATGAAAAACCTGTATAAGCTATTTGTTCTGTGCCTACTAATAATAAACCGTTTGTAGGAAGATTAGCAATTGATGTTAATGTTATACCAGTTGTTGCTGATGTAGAAGTTATGTTAGCCGATAACGTAGTGCTTATTCTGCTTGTTTGTGTTCCATCAGCTGTAGTTCTAAAAAATGTATAAACTGCTACGCCGTTCACTAAAGGTACGTTTTGATTAGCAACTTCCCAATAATGTATTTCTCTATTACCCCATTCTGAAAATAATAGGTTAAGAGATCTTTTTGCAGTTTTTAATTGATAACCGGATACACCTTGTAAACCAATACGTTCGTACGCATCCTCTATGATATCATCTATCGCAAAGGTTTTATCAAAAGTATAAGCACCCGAAGTAGTATTTGCCATTGGCTACCTCTATTATGTAAATGCGCCTATGATCGTACAAAAATCACAATTAGTTAAATCAACATACATACCATTATCACATTTGATACCTTGACCGGCAATATCAAAACTCTCTACCTGATTAGCCGCTGTTCCAAATTTACCATGAAATACTAATTTAGAAGCTGTTTTAGAATCATCTGCTTCATCGTAAATTTTTATTTCAGCATCCGCTGTTGTTGCTTGACCATAAACATTCATAATTCTAGCTTTAGTAATATTAGTAGCACTTGTGCCAACATATTTTTGAGCTAACCCGTCTGCTGTTAAAGGTATAGTTTGTTTAACTGTTGTTACTGAACTTGACATATTTTTTTCTCCTTAACATTAATATGTGGGCCCGAAGGCCCACAATAAATTAATTATTAACTTAAATTATTATTTTGCATATACAAAATAGTAACTGTAGCGACTCCAGTTGTACCATCACCATTAGCTGCTGTGTACGTTGCAGTAACAGCTGTGTCAGTCGTTCCAATATCATTCGCTAGAGCAGTTGTTCCGCCTGTATGAGTTACAGCTGCTGCTTTAACATTTGTTGCACTCATAAATGCATTGTCATCCGCCGCAGTACCAATAATAACCGTGGCTGTACCACCATCATTAGAAACAGTTGTTACGTTCATAATAACATCCACGATTTGTGAATTTGCAGGAATGATTCCTATTGTAGTTGTATTAGTTGCACCAATAATATCTATTACTGCTGATTGAGACATTAAAGTAAAACCTAAGTTTTCACTTGCCCCTTCTCTAACAGTTCCAGATTTAATCGGTCCGCTAAAAGTAGTTGTTGCCATTTTATATTCCTCCTAGAATATATAAATATAGTCACCTAGGGTGTGTCGACTATACGCGTCTATATTTATTTTATTGTTTTAATGTATAGTGGGTAATTTATATAGTAGTTTTATATGAAGTGCAAGAGAGCCTTACGAGAAAGTACGATTTCAGCGATGTAGCTTTTATTAAGTAGCTACAGAAACTTCCGGTGCAGCGTCTTCAACTTTGTTAACATGGTGTGCTAACTCAGCTTCCTTCATCTTAATGTCAGCAATTACTTGCTTAACTTTATGATCAATCTTGACCATATCAAGAGTATATCTACCCTCGTTAAGATGCTCCTGCTCCCAGTTCAACTCCAAGGACCTTTTTTGTTTGTATAGGTCTCGTAGTGTTTGCATCTTTGACCTCCTCAAAAGTCAACCATTTTCTAGTCAGAGAATAAAACTCTGATTTGTCCCAAACTATATCATTTTTTCCTAGCTTGTCAACTATAGCGTTTTCCAACGATTTAGCTTCATCTAAAGCTTGAACATTAAACTCTGCCCAGTAGCCGTATGCTCTTATTTTGATATTGAATGTTTTCATGGTTTTCGAAGCCTGTATTAAAAATGGGGCCGAATTGTGTCCGGCCCCATTAAATATTTAGTTGCTTACTGATTAAGCACCTGGAGATGAGAAGATACCTCTAGGGTCAGATACGCCAAATACGTATCTTTCTCTAGCTTTGTATCTAACATTGCCAGTATCAAAGTCCCCTTCCATCTTAGTTGTAAGTGGAGCTCTGTTAAAGTGCTTCATACCGTTAGGCACATCTGTAAGGATAAAGAACGCATCCGCATCAGTTAGGTAGTTGTTCACTCTGTATCCTTGAGGAATCATACCCATTGATCTTACTGCGTTGATATCATTATCAGCTGTTGACGTTCTACCTTGAGATTTCATCAATCTCTCAGCAACAAACTGCAGAGCAGAAGGAATAATCATTTTTACTCCTTTAGCTGCAATTTTTAAACCTCTTTCATCAGTGAAAGCGTTGATATCGATCAATGCTTGTTCTAATGAAGTTTCGTTTAAGTCAGACGCTGTAGCAAGTGTGTTCGAGAACGTACCAGCAATTGTTGGGTGTGCTGTGTTGAATAAAGTTACACCATCTCCTGAAGTGAATGTTCCACCAGGATTTCCATTGTTTAATGTTGATGCTCCTTTAACATTTTTCGTGCTCGCCATCGATCTTGCTAATGCTTTTGTGTATCTAGAAGCAAGTCTGTCGTACAGGTTATCTTCAATAGCTTCCTCAGTGATAGCAAAAGCGAGAGCAATTGTCTCGTTAGTGTATCTAGCTGTGAAAGTTTCTTGCGCATTGTCAAAAGCTACGCCAGAACCTTCTGACTTTACTTTTGCTTGTGCGAAACCTGACAACATAACTTCTTCTTCAAAAGCTCTGTCAGATGACTCAGTTGTGTAAATCTCAGACCATTGCTGCTCATAAGATTTATATTCCAGGCCGAACAAGGCGTTCAAACCGGGCTCTAGTTCTTTAACTAGTTGATTACGTGATATAGCCATAGTTTATCTCCTTATATTCCTGCTACGTTGTTTCCAAGAACATGCTCATTTATCATTACTCTAAGAGCAAAGCCCTCTACAGTAGTATCTGAATGATCTGGATCTTTAGAAACACCTATTATTTTTAATTGTGCGATAGCTGCCGCTGTTGTAGCCGAAATTTTTGATTTCGAAATAAACAGTGGAGTTACCCCAACATCATTAACTTGATCAGCACAGTGTCCTACTTCGTTCTGATTAAAAGCAGTATCTGCAGACATAACTTCAAACATTTGTTGAGGATTGTCGTTGATGAAAGCTACTATATCAGTCGCAGTATTAGCCGCTGGTGAAAAGTTACTAAATGTTGGCTTATTTGAAGTTGCATCAGTATAGAATACTCCATTCAGTGTACCCAGATTATTTGCATCTGTGTTTCCTGAAGCAAGTACTACTCCATCTGCTGTTAATTGCACCATACATGCGTGCGAAATTAAAGCCGAAGAAGCTGCAACACTGTACTCTGAGAGTCCAGCGTTATTATATGCCTGACCAACCATTTTAATGGGTCTGTATCCAAACCCAACTGTTGACGCATTTGCCATATTTTTTCTCCTTATGTAAAACTACTATCCGCAGTTTTACGGTTAACGTTATGTTTCGTTGGTTTGGATCGTTAAATTTTTCTAACTATCGTTTGCCACCGAAGGTACGAGATTGCTTATCGATATCGATAGGCATTCTACTATCCTGTTCCTTCAGTAAATCGTTATCAGTTGCATCAACTTGATCTTGAGCTTGTTGTCTATAATACTCTTCTCGTTGACGCGCGATTTCTTCTGGTACCCTTGTCAGCACAAGGCCTCCGTGACCTATAACCCCAGCGTATTTGCCATCCTGGATAGCGGGAAAATCTTCTTGTGGATATTCGTCGACTCTTACAAGTTCATACCCAGATCTTAGTCTTCCTTGTATGTTCTTAGTGTCGGGAACTCCCAAAGTTTCAATCCTGACCCATCTGTGTCGGTATCCGTTTGGCGCGTTGGGCGTATCTAAGTACGATGGTGGAGTCCAAGGTTTATTAACAGTTTTCGGTTTTGCCGTTGCTGCCTGTGATGTAACTTTCGTTGCTTCACTTTTACTTTGGCTCGCACGAGTTGGTTTTTTATTTGTCATATGCTTATACCTCCTTCGTGATTAATTGTTTTGCATACTCTTCTAATGGCACACCTAGTTTTTTCGCTATTGCGACCTGTGATGATGTGAGCCTCACAGATTTGCGACCGGCCTTTGAACTACGCGTTGCAGAGGCAACGTTTTGTGTAGGTTTGCTAGTCTGGTTTTCTACCTTACCAAATTTATGCGGAAATTCAAGTCTTATTCTTTTATCTATTTCTGCATAGTATTCGTTAGATTGAGGATCTAAACCCTCTTCTTCGGTAATTTTTCTATGTAAATCAAACGCAGTGTACGTCATTGCGTTATCTTTACCAAACCACTCATTTCTACTAGCCCATTCTTCTGCTCTTGGGTCTGGTGGTGGAGCGGCTTGTATAGGTTGTGTTGGAAGTACAGGTCTAGCTTTAGCTTCCTTTTCTTCCATAGCATGCCTGCTTTTAATTTCAGCAAGTTTGCCTTGTTCATAACCTAATTGAGATATTGAAGTTAAAGCTTCTACTT